AATCCATATATTTATATATATATAGAATACAAACTAACAAATATATAAAATGGCAGAACAAATTAAGTTTACGGATGAGGAAATCTCACAAATTAACAAATTAAGAGATGATGTTTCACAAGTTTTTTTAGAATTAGGACAACTACAAGTAGAAAGAAAGAAAAAATTAGATGAGATTGATACAATCGAATCTGGATTACTTACTACACATTCCGAATTGGTAGAATTTGAAACAAATCTTTTTAAAACTCTGAATGAGAAGTATGGTGATGGTAATTATGACCCAAATACTGGTCTGTTTACACCCATCTCATTAGAAACGGAATAATAAAAAATAATCTTTACAAAAAGTAGCTAATACTTATATGTGTATCATTACACAACAAAAAATTTAACAGGAGTAATATAAAATGGCAGAAAAAATTGTATCACCTGGTGTATTTACGAGAGAAAATGACCTTTCGTTCTTATCACAAGGAATCGGAGAAATAGGAGCAGCAATCATCGGACCTTTCGCTAAAGGACCTGCATTCGTTCCAACGATTGTTAATACACAATCTCAATTTGAATCAATTTTCGGTGTACCCAATGGTGATTACTATACAGGATATGCCGTTCAAAACTATTTACGTGAAGCAGGGACAGTAACAATTGTTCGTGTTGGTCACGTTGGTGGTTATACACAAGTAGAACCAAAGGGTATCGCTATTAGTGGTTCTGAAGGAACTACATTAGTAGGTGTATTAAAATCTACACATAACTGGACTACATCTGGTGATGGTGATGCTATTACTGCATCAATTCAATCTTTACCATCTTCATCTGAATTTAATATTTCAGTAAGTGGTTCAGATTCAGCATATAACTTAACAATTTCATCTTCAGTTTTACCTTCAGCAGGTAATGATTTATCTGATGTATTTGGTGAATCTGCAAGAGGAACTAAAGGTGTATATGTATCACAATATTTTGAAAACGCTGCAACATTACTATCTTCTTCAATTGACGAAGGTGCTAAAGTTGTATTGATTGATTTAGATGATCAAGATTTCACAGACCAATATGTTTCTTATGCATCTACTCCGTGGATTCAATCACAAATCATTTCAGGTGAGAGAAGTAACTTATTCCGTTTACATACGTTGGGTGATGGTTCAAACTATAACAAAGAATATAAAGTATCAGTATATAACGTAAAAGCAGCAGGTGAATCTAATGCAACTGATTACGCTACATTCTCATTATCAATTAGAGCATACTCTGATACAGATAAAAGAAAATCAGTATTAGAAACTTATAATAACGTTAATTTAGACCCTGCATCTCCAAACTATATCTTAAAGGTAATTGGTGATAGAAACGTAACTATTGATGCAAATGGTAAGCAAACTGAAAATGGTGATTATGCAAATCGTTCTAAGATAGTTAGAGTAGAAGTTGCAGCAGAAGGTTCATTCCCAATCATCGCAGGACCATTTGGACATGAAGCATATCAATCTCCAATCGCAGGTAATGATTTAGAAACTCCGGCAGTAGTATTTACAACTGGTTCTGATTCTAACACAGCATCATCATCTACTAAATATAGTGGTATTGATTTAGAATCAACATTGGTTAAAATTGACAACTCTCATTTCTTAGCACCAATTCCAAACGGAGCAGGAAACGGAACAAATACTGCATTTGCATTCGATACTGAATTATCTTATGAATTAACTGGTTCTGCAACAGCAGATGTTAATAAAAGACAATTTGTAGTTGGTTTTCAAGGTGGATTCGATGGAGTAACTCCAACAATCTCTAATGATAAAGGAACTGATATTTCAGCAGGTAATTCTCAAGGATTCAATTTATCAACATCTACATCAAGTGGTTCAGTTGCATATTTGAAAGCAATCAATTCGGTTTCTAATCCAGATGATTTCGATATTAACTTAGTAGTTGCACCGGGTATTGTGCGTTACCACCACTCTTATGTATTTGATAAGATTATTGATATGGTTGAATCTCGTGAAGATGCATTCTTCATCGGTGATGTAACTGGTCCTGCAGAAGGTCAAGATTTAGCAGTAGAGCAGGCACAGTCAATCGATTCTAACTACGTTGGAACATATTACCCGTGGATGAAAACAATCGATAGAAACACCAACAAATTAACTGCAGTTCCACCATCAGTATTGATGCCAGGAATCTACGCAGCGAACGATGCAGTTGCAGCAGAATGGTTTGCACCAGCAGGTTTGAATAGAGGTGGAATCATCGGAGCAGTTTCAGTATTAGATAGATTAACACATTCAGAAAGAGATTTCTTATATGAGAATAAAGTTAATCCAATCGCTTCTTTCCCTGGTGAGGGTATTGTGGCATTTGGACAGAAAACTTTACAAGATAAAGCATCTGCATTAGATAGAATCAACGTAAGAAGATTATTAATCAAAGTTAAGAAATATATCGCTTCTACATCTCGTTACTTAGTATTCGAACAAAATACTGCAACGACTAGAAACAAATTCTTAAATACGGTTAATCCTTATTTAGATGCAATTCAACAAAGACAAGGTTTATATGCGTTCAGAGTAGTTATGGATGAATCCAACAACACACCTGATGTAATTGATAGAAACATTTTAGCAGGACAAATTTATTTACAACCTACTAAAACCGCTGAATTCATTGTGTTAGATTTCAACATCTTACCAACCGGAGCATCATTTACAGCATAAGAAATTAAAATATAATTAATTTAAAAAACCACTCATTGAGTGGTTTTTTTTATTTTACACTATTTATGTATAAAGTAATTCGATAAAGTATGATACACTATGTATATAAAATAACAGATGTAATTACAAATGAATATTATTTTGGCAGTCGTTCATCCAAATGTAATGCAGCTGATGATGCCTATATGGGTTCAATGAAAGTATGGAAACCAAATAATAATAATTTGATTAAAGAAATTTTAGATGATACATTTTTAACTAGAAATGATGCGTTAGAATATGAAAGTATTATTATAAAAAATCATATCAATGATGTATTAAATAAAAATTATCATATACCATCAATCGGATTTCATACTAAAGGTAGATTTCAATCTATAACAGAAAGAGAGATTCGTAGCAAGTATAGAATTGAAAATAATTTATCAAAAGGAATTAATAATGCTATGTATGGTAAAAAGCACTCATTGGGTTCTATACAATTAATGCAAGAAAAAGCAAAGGGGAGATATAGTAAAGAATGGTTTATTTCAAAATATGGTGAAATTGATGGTTTAGAAAAATATCAAAGGAAAGCAACTACCCAGCATAATAATTGTATGGGAGATGGTAATGGTATGTTTGGGAAGAAACATTCAAACCTAACTAAATTTAAAATGAGTGAAGTTAAGCAAAAGAAAGTTGCAAAATGTAATACTGAAAATAAAATTCTTTATATTTATAGTAGTATAACTGAAGCAGCTAAAGAAAATAATATCAGTATAAGTGCAATCAGTTTAGTATGTGACCCTAAACGAGTTAATAAAACCGCAGGTGGGTTTGTATGGAAATTTATTTAAAACAAAAAATATTTATATTTATATAAGTAACAATTACATAGGAGAATAAAATTATGGCAGAAGTCCTTGAATTCAATGATATGTTCTACACCAATTTCGAACCAAAAACGAAAAATCGTTTTATCATGGAAATCGATGGTATTCCTTCATATCTTATAAAAACAGCAAACAGACCAAGTATTCAGTTTGAAACGATTACGTTAGATCATATCAACGTTAATAGAAAGTTGAAAGGTAAAGGAACTTGGCAACCAATAGAGATTACTCTTTTTGATCCAATCGTTCCAAGTGGTGCACAAGCAGTAATGGAGTGGGTTCGTTTATCACATGAATCTTTAACTGGTAGAGATGGATATGCAGATTTTTACAAAAAAGATATTCAGTGCTATCTATTAGGACCAGTAGGTGATAAAATTGAACAATGGACATTAAAAGGTGCATTCATTGCATCGGCTACATTCAATGATTTGGATTGGTCATCAAATGATGTTGTTGAAATCTCACTTACATTAGAATACGATTACGCTATTCTAGAATTCTAATCTCACTATATACAAAAAAACTAAGGTTCTCTTAACGGAGAACCTTTTTTTTTCAACTTTTTTATAAAAGTATATTTATATATAAACAAATAAAGGTTAATTATGGCAAATTTTGAATTTCCAACGGAGGTAATCACACTCCCATCAAAAGGATTAATATATTCCGAAAGTAATCCACTATCAAAAGGTTCAGTTGAAATAAAATACATGACAGCAAGAGAAGAAGATATTCTCGCATCACAAAATCTTATTAAAAAAGGGGTGGTGTTAGATAAATTGTTCGAATCAGTTGTAGTATCTGAAGGAGTTAGTGTAGGTGATATATCAGTAGGTGATAAAAACGCAATCCTTTTAGCAACTCGTATATTAGGATATGGTGCAGATTATAATGTAGAAGTGACTGACCCATTTACAGGTGAATCACAAAAAGTAACGATTGATTTAGCAAAAATTCAAACTAAGGAAGTTGATGATTCTTTATTAAATAGAGAAAATCGTTATGAGTTCGAATTACCAATTTCTAAAAAGAAAATTAAATTCAAATTACTTACTCACAAAGATGAAATTGATATTAACGCTGAAATTCAAGCCTTAAATCGTTTGGTAAAAGGTGATAGTGTAGTTTCACAAGATGTATCTACAAGATTAAGATATATGATTCAAGAGGTTGAAGGTAATACTGATAGAGGGTTTATTAACAACTTTGTTAAAAATAGTTTATTGGCAAGAGAAAGTAAAGCATTAAGAGAATATGTTAGAACCATATCTCCTGATTTGGATTTGAAATACCAATTCACATCAGATTTAACAGGTGAATCGGAGGCACTTGATATACCCTTTGGGGTTGGGTTTTTTTACCCTACCGAGTGATTATAGTGTTCAATTACATAATCAACTATGGGAAATGGTTAATTATGGAAATGGGTTTACTTGGTCAGAGGTTTATACCATGCCAATACACATTCGAAGATTCTATTTCAAAAAATTAGTGGATACTAAGAAAAAGGAAAAAGAGGAAATCGATAAAGTAAATAAAAAAGGTGGAACAGGACCTGGAGTGAGAGTGAGGAAATAATCCTCACTCTTTTTTTGTTAAATACTTATGTTAAAATAATATAGTATGTTAAAGATATTTGGAGATTCTTTTTCCGCGTTTAGAACCTATCTAACCGATGATAATGTATTAAGTGAGAGTTTACATTGGACAACTATTGTGTGTGATAAAATCAATACTAATGGAGTTATTAACTATGCAAGACCGGG